AAAAGAAGAAGAAAAAAAATTAAAAGAATTTGCATTGCTATTCTTTGCTCTTCCCTTTATAAATATTAGCACGTCATTATTGAACAAGTAAGGAAGGCGAGAAAAATCTCGCCTTTTGCTTTATAAAAACTACTGAACTTTTAGAATGTTCGCGGAATGAAAGTTGATGATTGATACTGCGTGCGTTTTTGCGCCCAATCTTTAGCATCGGCTGATGCTTTGGCAAACTGTAAATGAGCGGCGTCTTCACTTTTCTGTCTTGCAATATCTGCCGCTTGTTGTGGAGTGAGATTATTTACATCAACCATATTGCGCACTGGAGGAGCGACAGAAGATTTAACATCCTCAGCCACCGTTTCGCGCTCCACTGGTTTCGGATTGTACAAATCCATATCACCACCGCCGGTCATATAAAGCGCTTGCCCCATCTGGCCAGCCCCCTTAAATGCAGCGATCGTATCAGGGCGCTTAAGATAATTCTCGCGTTCAGCAGAAACAGCTTTGATTCTTGCAGTAATCGCATTTTGTTGCTCTTTATCTTCTGTTGCGGACAATTTTTCTTGTAAGGAATGTATTTGGCTATCATAAATACCAAGCGTTTGAGTTGCACCGAGAAGGTTTTTTTGCGCTTCTGATTCACCACTATGAGAATAACGTGCTGAAATTCGAGCTTTTGCAGCCGCCGCTGAAATCTCATTACGAGTTCTATGATCTTCAAGCTCAAACTCGTGCTTGTATTTTTTATCAAGCAATTCACTATCAAAAGCACGTTGTTTGTCAGCTTCTGCTGTTTTCCAATCTAACAGCTTTTGCGTTTCTTCATCTTTCCACTCTTGTTCAACATTTTTGACAATACCAGTTCCCAAGCCTTGCGTCATTGCACCGAGAATTCCACCCCATCCCATAAATTACTCCCCTTGTTGTTGCATTAGTTGTGATTGACCGTTTTGCACTTGCGTACGGCGTTGGCTTTCCATTTCAGCCACTTTGTTGATCATATCAACGTATTGTTGTTCTTCTTCCTGAGGTAATGCACCGTGCGTTGCTTCGCCAAATTGCTCAAGCGCATTCATTAAAATATCAATCAATACATCATCAATTTGCTCTTCTGGCACACCAACTTGCTGCAATAATTGCATAGCTAAATCTTTAGCGACTTGCATCATCACTTGTGGCGGAATAGTTTTTCCATTTTGTTGCGCGGCCTGAAGATTTGAAATCATCGCTTTTGCGACTAAATCCGCAATACCTTCTTCTGGCCCTTTTTCTTGAATACGCTGTTGCGCAACATTTGCGATAGCATTAATGGAATTTTGCATCAACATTTGATACATCTGCGCCATACTTCCCTGTTGTTGTGAACCCTGTGGATTTTCGACCGTACTTTGTTCTGTTGTCTGTGGTTGTGATTGTTGTGTCATCGAATCTAAAATACCCATAAATTTGTCCTTCTATCGAATTGAAACGTTGTTCCATAAGTTGATGAGCTGAGGAATTTCGTTGTAATCCTCATTTTCCGTTTTTATTGGATTGAGACGTTGTTGCATTGAGCCTAGGATTCCAGGTTTATACTGCTCATTACTGCCATCCATTGCTCTTCGCTCTCTATCTTCTTTCCATGCACGAGCTATCGCATCTTTTCGATTAGCAATATCCCCTTTTAGTGCCGGTGAATTGAGCTTTTCAGCTGCATATTCAATAGCGTGATTATGTCGCCAACCATCTGCTATTGTTTTAGCTCCTGTACCAACAAAACTACCAAGAGTCGGATTTGCTGCATAACCAATAGCTCCAGCTGCTGTCGCCAATCCGCTAGCAAATCGAGAGCCAAATGAATCCATATCTTCATCATAAAAATTCTGAGCCGCGTGGTAATTTGAGCGATAGGCTTGGCGTTGAGAAGGGGTCATTTTTTCAAGGATTTTTTCCTTATCTTTGAATTTGTCTGCAATTGTTCCAGCTTTGGAAACGCCAAGTTGAGTGATTCCTTGTGTAATTGCCGCGCCTTTAGATACTGGTTCACCAACAACTCCCATAAGCGTTGAAACAACATTTCCGACTGTATCACCAGCGTATTTTTTTGTCTTATCTTCCATCGCATTATGATGCGCAATATCTCTCAATCGTTCATCTGAGGTGAAGAATCCAACATTATCCCAATCTTCTCTGGCGGAATAAGGCGCATTGGAGTAACTTTTTCCAAATAAACCGCCAGTGAGTGTTTTCTGATCTTTTTCTGGAGCGGCGGCGCTCATTTGACCGTTAGCGAGCGAATGATATTTTTCACTAATTGTTCGGCTAATTGCGCTATGACCACCACTCCAACTAGAGTTATTTCTTCGCTCATTAAATGCATCAGTATAGACTTTGTCTTTTCCGTATCTAGATTTGTGGTCATTCCATCTATCTGACGTACTACGATAACTATCACTACTGTTATCTTCTCGCCAACCACCTCCACCGGAAAAGGATGAATCAGAATCACTAGCTCGCTCATAGCCAGCTTTTTCCATTGACTCACCAAAACTATCATGCAACTCTGCCATTGTTAGCCCCTTTAGTTTCAGAACGTTTCTTCATTTCAGTCAAAATACCGCCATTTGCCAATCCAGGAGAATCATCCACTGTCAAACTTTTATACGACCAATCCGCATCTGGTACGGCTGAATATTTTGATTTCATCTGATCTTGCAGATTTAATAACTCACGTTGCTGATTGATCAAATCTTTACCAGCTTGTTTTTGTGCAAAGTAACCACCGGCACCAGCAATAACATTACCGATAATATTACTTGCTGCTTTATGGTTGTCCATCCAATCCGCTGCGGCTCCTAACGCATTACCTACATTTGTTAGCCATCCCTTTGATTGCGCACCATTTTCCCCAGCCACATCTAATGCACCCGTAATTGCGCTCCACGCACCATCCCAAAACGCCATAACCTTTCTCCTCTTAACTAATTTGAATTGACGGAACACCTAAGCTAGGAAATGACGACCAGTTTTGTTGCGTGGTCGGAATTCCCTGCATAAACTTACTCATAAATTGAATCTCTGAGTCTCGACTTGCTTTTAGCTGCTCAATAGCCTTTGTTTTATCCTCAGCTTTCATATTCGAATTATTCAGGATAGTGGCAATTTGCGCATCGAAGTTACTGGTAATTTGCATGGTGAAATCAATAGATTTACCAATAGTGTTAGCCGCGACTTGCGCATTTAAGTTCTTCATCTCATTTTGATGATTCAAATTCGCCATATCTTTTTGTTGTTGGCGTTCAAGTGCGGTTTGAGATGCGGTAAACTGATTCTGAGCCTGATTCAATCTGCTTTGATTGTTATAAGCTAGGTCAGATTGTAATTGCGCCATTCCACGCTGATGACCGCGTTCTAATTCTGCCTGCGATGCGGTGAATTGATTTTGTTGCTGATTGAGCTTACTTTGATTTTGGAAATTTAAATCAGCTTGTAAGCGAGTTTGTTTTTCCGCAAACGCATTTTGCGTATCTTGGCTTGCAATTGGTATTACCGCATCAAGCATTGCACGTTGAGCAGATTCCACACCAATGGTTGAATTTTGCAAACCGCGATTAGCAGCCATACGCTCTCCTTTAGCAGCCGCACTATTCATTAAAAGTGAATTGCTATTTAATAAATTAGAGACATTGCCTGCCATTGTTTGTGATGTATCTTTTGGCGGTGGTTGAGTAGAAATTGTTGGGGCTTGCGGAGTTTTAGTTTTATTCACCGCATCCGTCATAGAACCTAGAATTGACATATATTCTCCTAAATAAAAGGCTACTTATTCAGCAGCCTTAGTTTGAAAATCATCTGGGTATTGTTTACGCGAAAGCTCGCTTTCATACGCCGTCTTACAATGATTCTTGTCAAAGAAAATCCCATTAATCACGCAATACAACACATGCCAGCGTTTTTTCGGCTGTGGTTTTAAACACGCGCGATAAGTTCGGCTGGAAAGGGTTTCATCTGCCGCGCCACCTGTGAGGGCATTAAACAGTTGGTCTATGGCAATGACCACGTGATATCCATATTTTTTTAATTTACTTGGAACTGCCATTGTTCAATCTCCTGTTCAAGTGCGGTTAAATCATCGGGCGTTTTTAAAGCCAACAAACGGTCTTCAAAGGCTTGTCGTTGCCCAATAATAATGCCAATCGCCACCGCAAACTGGGCGGATTTTTCAATCACTTTGCTAATTAGCATATCCAGTGGTACACCACGTACACGCGCAACTTGTGAAAGCATTGGTGTAGGGGTGTTGTGGTCGGCTTGCCATGCGAGAGCCTCTTTCTCTTGGCGATAGAAACTCTCAATTTCCGTTTGTGGGTAACCTGTCAGTAAGCTATTTTTAAGTTGGTCCGCTTTGTCCGCTAACTTATTGAGTAAGCCTTCTTTTTGTTGTTCAAAAAGTGCGGTTTGTTTTTCGGGTGAAATTTCCCACGTGAGCGTATCAAGATTTAGCTCGTGTGCTGCGCTTGGTTGTGGGTCAATTAATACAGGGTTGCCTGTTTTATCGGCGATGATTTGTTTGCCAGCGGCTTGTCCATTGAGTAACTCAAGATATTTATCTTGGCTAATTTCCACTGCGCCTTCGGGCACAAATCCACCGTAAGAATCGTCAAAAAAACCGTCTTTAAAATACATTGTCATTATTTCCATCTCCCAATTGCCAAAAACTGTAAACGACATGCACCTTGGTTTGGATCGCCATGTTCGTAGTTGTACCAATACAATGTTGTCGCTGTTGATTTTGTTAATATATTGACTCCAACATCATGGTGACCTTCAAAGGATGATGTTATATTCCCCCAAACTAACGGTTTCCCCACAAATGACACTGCCCACGTCAATTGTTTTTGTCCTGTTCCACCAATTCCACTGTTTGGACCGTGGACATCGGTAAAATCAGCGAAATATGTTTGTATCATTGTGCCATCTGGATATTTTCGAATCTCAAAGTTGCCGATTTTTTGATAGGTAAAATCAGCTAAATTAGCTTTTTGCGCAACCAGTTGTCGTACTGACTCTATATCATTCCACTTCTCCCATGCTGACCAATCATCATTAGTGACACTCACTTGCCAGCGAATATAGGTATCTTTCGAATAATGTACGTGGAAAATTTGCCGACACCATCTTTCATTACCTATACCACCTGTAATGACCTGAAGATTTCCCGACCCAATATCACTATTTGTATCTCTAGGTGAATTACTTACTCCGTAAAGTGTCCCAAAGCAATAAATACCGTCAGTGCGATAATCATTCATATTACCGCTACCATTTTCCACCTTAAAATTATTAATGCCATAACCAGCAAGCGTTGTAGCGGGGGATTGTTTACTATCCGCAGTGTGCTGGGCATTATCTGCGGCAGTTTTGGCTTCCACGCCTTTGTCATAAGCCGTTTTAACCGCTGCACTGGTTGCGACGGTGTCTGCACTATTGCTATTTACCGCAGAGGATTTTTTGCTGTTTGGGATGTAATTTTGCGAGACATTTAACTGTAATTGTGCAGTTTGTTGAGCAAGTTTTTTCCCTGCTTTTGCAGTGAGTGCAAGAGATTCACTTTCAAGTCCAGTATCGTTGGTTAAGCGAACCACTCCTTCGGTATTAATGTTTGAGTGTGGTACATTGAGCACCTTAGTATAATCAATCTCTCCAGCGGCAAGACTTTCCGCTTTTTGGGCAGCTCGTGTTGCTTCCTCTGCTTTTTGTGTAGCTATAGTCGCACTTTGTATTGCTGATGATTCCGCACTTGCTAAGTTTGCGGCGGATTGTGCTACTTTTTGCGCATAATGGTAAGCTGAATATTTTTCATCTAAAACGACTTCATTTTCAGGATTTGAAGCCCATTTACGTGCCATTTCCTCCGAATTACTTGCTGAACGACTACTTGCGGAAGCTGATTCTGCGGATTGAGATGCTGACTTAGCTTGATTAATTGTGGTTTGAGTATTTGTCGCAACGGATTGAGCATTGTGCGCGACTTGTTGGGCCTTCTTCGTAACATCATCACGTGCATTATTCACACTTGCTTCTGTTTCCGTTAGCATCTTGAATGGAACAGGGTGATTTGGATTGCTAGGTTCAGGAATTAATGGACTGGTTACAAAGCCTTTTCCATCATCACGCATTGCTGGGATACGCTCAAAGCTCGCTTGGATGGCATCAAATTCATCAGAAACTGCCGTGCCATCTGCTTTAGTGTAAGGGGTAAATTGATGGGTGCGTTGATACCATGTTCTTTTTTCATCAGACACGATAATTTCTCCGAGTTATGTAGTTGAGAATAAGCCCACTGATTTCAAATTGTGGGGAGTAAATAGATGAACCAGAAAATGACAAAGCGATATTTCGGCTATAGCCAGATAAGTGAAAAGTTGGTGTTGAGTAATCTTCAGCAGACCATAGAAAGTCATTCCAGAAGGCATCATTCCAACGCCCACCGCCACCAGCGATTTGCAAATCCTTGCTCAGTGTTGATGCGTGGTAGTTGGAATTGTAGTCAAGATCGAAACGATAACTTAATTTAGATTTCCCCTCTGTGGTTGCTTGTAATTCTGCGCTATGCCAACTTTTAATCAATGTTGGCGACCCGCAATGGTTAAAAGCCATTTTAATAATCCAATCAATTGGTTTTCCTGAAAATGAATGGCATTTATCCGATTGGCGATATACCTTACCGTCATCAAAGGCTAAGTAAACCTGTTTAGGAGATTGCCATACCCCACGTAAAATCTCTGGATAAGTAAAAAATGTACTCCGTGTTGAGCCATCAGCTTGTAACATCATACAAATATGACGACCTTCTTTAGAATAGAACCGAATCTGATTTGATTTTGGTTTTGTGGAAGTATAAGCAATGTTGTAATGTTGCTTGTCGAAACCTAGTTTACGATTGGCATCTACTTCACTTAATCGAAAATCGCCAAATTGCTCGGTTTGATCGATGCGTGTAATACCATTTTTACTAATAGCTAAAGGAACGAATGTTGTTTGTAATGTTTCAGGTACAATGCCGATAGAAGAAACTTCTTTTAAAACCCAATCATCACGCCCAGAACCGTAAAGCCCTGCTATTTTATTACGGCAACCAATAATTAATACCCCACCAACTGTGGAAGAAAGTGCGGTGATTTCATCACCTAACCCCAATTGTTCAGAACCGAGTAAAACTGACCATTGGTTAGGACGCCCCACTAAAGAATGTCCTAATTGCCCACCTGGGGAAGAGGCAAATAAGTGATTGCGGTGTGCACAGATATATTGCGGATTATTACTATTAACCAAAATTGGAACAATTACCCCATTTGGCCGCACTTCAATTATTTGTTCTCCATTACAGCCGTAAGCATAAAATGTATCTGCACCGCCATAAAAATTGTGATAAATAAAGTGCCAAGACAATCCTTTTGATAATTTGACCAACTCGCAATCCTCAATGGTTGCAACAGTCTCCCCTTTTATTTGTAAAGGTTGATTTTCAATAACCGATTGAGAGAGAACTACGTAACCAGATAAATTATCTGGGGCAAGCGTGACTGAATGGACAATCCCACGACTGCTAGCAGATATAAACTCAGCACCATTCAGTAAATTCTCAGGTTTTACCACATTTTTTAGTTTAACTAGATAGGTATTCGGTATGGCTGACCATCCTTGACTTGAGCTGATAAACCCACCACACTTTTCTCCGTTATCTCGAAAGGCGATGACTTCGTTATTGAGTTCTAGTACGCCACGAATTGGGTTTTCTCCTGGTACGGTAAGCACATGCTCTACGCCCAATTGAAAAGCAGTCGCACGGTAGCGTAAATCATCTTCTAACTCTCCTTCTGTAGAGCTATGCACGTAGTGAGCAGTGAAAGATGTTCCCTCTACGCTAAAAACATTGCCATTGGCTAAATTTAATGGACGTAATGCTGCAACAACAAGCTCTTGCGCTAACACATCAATAATTTGATAGCGTTTTCCTTGATGGTTGAAGGTTTTATTAAGAAAGGATTTATCTTGAGGAATTTCATCAACCACTAATACTGCATAATCCATCTCAGAAGGAATCATTTCGCCGTCAATGCATTCATAGCCCTCAATTCGAGAAAAACCACCTCCATAATTAGGTTGCACATTTAACGCGATAATCGCTTCACTATTCGCCTTTGCAATCGGCGGCGTAGTTAAATCCATGCCGCCGCTGATGGCGATAAATTGTGATTGAATTCGTGGAAGTTGTGACATTATTTGCCTAATGATGGAGTGGGTAAGAATCGTTCGCAAAGCAAATGGAGATATTTATCCCATTCATTTTGCCCACGCATAACGAGCTCTTGTGCATTTTGTGACAGGGCTTTACTTTGCATAGCGTAGTACACAATCGCCACGTGGAATTGCTTAGGAATAAATGGTGTATCAGAGGACGCTTCTAATTCTTGAAGATTATCACCATCAAAACCATTCCCCCAAAATCGCTTGTTCCATGGGCGTAAGGATTGAATATCCAGCCACGCTTCACGAATTGCATCAACATACTCAAGGTTACGACCAGTTTGATTGGTAACATTATGCGGGCCTTCGCCTGTATCGTTCATTTCACGACGTAACCGTTGAGCAAGTTGCAAGTAATTCATTAGGCATCACCTAATACAGTAATGGAATAGCGAGGAGCAAAGTATTCGCTATAAGTACCGTCTTTGTTTTGTTCAAAGCGATGTTCGCCAGCTTTAGAAAGTAAAACATAAACAGATTCGGGTACGGAAACTTCTTCTCCGCGTTTAATTAATATATCCAAATCATTAAGACCAACATACACATCACTGTTGTCAGTTTCACTTGGCGCAATGATAATTCGCACACGTTTGTTTGCAGATAAAGGCAAATCAGCTGGAGGTGTTTCTTTTGACTTATTTTCTGTTGGTGTATCTGGGCGCACCAAACCAGTAGAACTTTCAAAATCAAGAATAGCCTGAACAAGATCTTCTTTCTTACCATCTTTTTCAATACCGCATTGTTCGCGTAAGTGCGCAACCAACTCTTCTTTTGTGGCTTTTTTCAGATCAATAAATGGATATGACATAGATTTCCTCATTAAAAAAAGAAAGCCCTCACGAGGAGGGCTTGAGTTTCAAATTAAAGTGCGGTTGCGGCGACTTCCAAACGAACTAACCACGCATCATTCAAGATTTTACCAGCCCACCAAGTTTTCCAACCGACGGAACCAGTTTGACCAAGTTCATCGCCTTTTTCGGCTTTACCAGGATTGCGTACCAAAATTTGTGCGGCATCTTTGCCTTTTAATGGGCAAACTGCATAGGCTTCTTGACCAAAGATCGCGATTTTGTACACGTCCGCACTTGAACCACCTGTAGATAACACTTTACCAGTAGCAGATGCGCCTGCATTTGCTGTTGGGGTAAGCAATGGCGTGGTGATAAAACGCACATTTTCTACCGTACCAAACTCTTGTGGAACGATTGGCTGACGAGAACCATATTCAGCAACTGAGGTAAAGCCTGGCAAATTGCGAATATCCGCTTCCAAGTCTGTGTGGCAAACAGCAATATAGGCTGCTTCAATCGGTTTAGTGCCGTATTTGATTGAACCATCCAAAATATTAGTTTTTTTCTTCGCACGGTTGCGTTGTAATTTACGCACTGCCGCACGTACATGTTCTAATTTCAAAGCTGTATTGACTTGTGAAGTTGCCGAACCATTGGCAAAAATCACGTTAGTACCACCGCTGATTGCCCCCCACGTTGCAAGCTCAGTGGTTTCTGCTGCTTGCTCACCAGAAAGCATGGTCATGTCGGACAATACAGGATCTTCGTGAGTATCTTGAATCACATCGGTGATTTCAGTCCACGCACCAAATTGTTGTAAACGGCATTCCACATCTTCATACACCATTTTTTGGGATTCAGGGCGAACACCTTCAGTTAATGGAGTTAAAGCCGGTGCAAACGGTTTTGGACGGCGGAATTTAATCACTTGGGATTTGTTTTGTGGGATTGGTTTGGTTTGACCAAGTTTAGTCAAAATCAATACCGGTTCAGCATGAGCTAACATTTTAGCTTCTGCATACACTTGTGTGCGTTGGGAAATATCCGTAGATTTAGTTGTAGCCATAATAATTTTCCTCAAATGAACTAACTATCGCTGCTTAGCAAATTGAGCAGCTAATTGATCGAATAACGCATCTTCATCAATTTCATCACCGCCTTTTGGCGCACTGCGCCCCGTTGGGAGCGACATGGCGGATAATTGTTGAGATCGTTTATTACGTTGCTCAGTGATGGAGGATGTTGCACGTTTGTACTCGTTGAGTAAATAAATCGCATCTTGCGGGTCGTCAGAGCTAAACATTGCTTTAACGCCATTTGGTTGCGTATCTACCCAGCGATGGAACATAGGATCGCGCAAGATATTGTCTGCATCAGGAACGGCTTGAGTAACTAAAGAAATAGAGGTATCAAGTTGTTGCTGTGCAAAATCTTGGACGTTGGCTTCCACCATTTGAGCGATTGGGGCAGAAACATCTTCAAGGCGTTTATTTTGTCCGGCAATAATGCGGGACAATAACTCTGCAACTTCAGGATAATCAGCACGCAAACTTTCCAATTCTCCATCAAAGGAAGGTTGGTTTTGTTTGAGCTGTTCTAGAGCGGCTTGTGCTTGTTGATATTTCTTTGCGAACGCACCAGCACGACCACGATGAGATTTAGCCATGTGTTCGTAGCGTTCTTTGTCTGCTTTCATTGAGCGGAAATGCTCTTTCACTTCGTCAGTGGCATTTGCTAACCATTCAGGCTCTTCCTCTTTTGCTTCCGGCGCTTGCGGGTTGCTTTCTTGAGGAGGGTTTTCTCCACGCTGATCGGACGCGAACTGATTGTTGTCATTTGCAACAGACGGCTCGTTGTCGGCAGTTAGTCCACCTGATTCAAGTTGATTAGCGGCTTCATCAAAAGCGGCATCAGCATTAAATTCTACGGTGTCTTGATTTTCCATGTATTACCTCTTTAAGCAGCATAAAGCGGCTTGTGATAATGCGTTAATAAAAAAGCCCGCTGAAATTAGCGGGCCTGTAATGTTGGGTCGAGTTCACCAACAAGATCTTGCAGTTCTTTGATTCTTCCTCTAAGAACATTGTATTGTTGCGGCGTTAAACCTTCACTGCATAAATCTTGTTTATACTCAATAATTCGAGTATTCAGATAAATAATCAGAGATTTTTTATCTGCTTCATTTTGCAATTTTAGCTTTTGCATAAAAACTCCAATAAAAAACCGAACTGTATTTCTACAATTCGGCTATTGTGGGAAATTCTACTGCAAAATTTTTTATTGTCAATAGATTAATTTGTGTTCAAACCCTCCATTATACGGTATTTATGTAACATTTTGGCTTGTATTCTGCTCATATCTTTATTGTAACGTTTAATGCCATTCTCATAAGCAATTGCACTAATTTTGCCTGAGCGCAATGAACGAGTTAGATTAGCTTTTTCACTTCTTGCTTTCTTAACAATACTCTCTTCTTGCTCATGGAATTTAATTAGTTTCATCTTGTCGGCATCTAACCAATTACCCAACTCATTGCGTTCTTTGCGAGATTTATATTCTTTATAAACACTTCCAGCCTCTTCACTTGCCTCATAGTATCGGCTTTGAATTGAGAATTCATTGGTCGTCCCTATGAATTGATTAATAAATGGCATTTTTGTTTTGCGCCCTAATGCTTCACGGTTAGGGTTTTCAACAAATATAGTGCTTAATTCTTTAAGGCTACCGAACATGGAGCTATACCCATCGAACAAATTTTTAATTTGTTCTGGGTGCATATCAATTCCGAGGTTATCATTCATAAACAAAGCGGTATCTTTCCAGAATTGTGCTGTTGTTGCCTTAGATTGTTCGGCTTTTAATTTATCGTCACGAACATAATTCGTTGTGATTTGGCTTCCGAATGCCGAACGATTAATCACATTTTGCACTAATGGTTGAAGTAATGTTGGCGTTATCGTTAATGCAGCTTTTTCCATTGGGTATTTTGCTGCTGAAATTTCACTTGGACTAATAGGCGCAAAAGTTTTCAAGGAGTGCGCTAGCATATTCGCCCCCGCCTCAGTCAATGAAATATCACCAACAGTACCTTTTACAATATTCGTAGCAAAATTCCATGCCAATTGCGGCATGCCAAACCCAACGGGGAATTTGAAATAATAACCATCGCCAAGTGGAAGCGGGATAAAACGTGTAATATCGCCAAGTTGATCCATTTTATTCCCGCCCTCATCCTCATCATCCATTGAGCGCAACACTGTGTAAAGTGAAGTCATCACTGCGAGATAGCCAATAAAACGATACTGACCTTTACGCGTGGATAGATAACGTATTAAGTTGGCTGCGCCCATTACAGCGGGTTGCGAGAACATATACAATGCTTTGATACCACGCATTTTTGAACCAGTCTTGCGGAAGTTGGTTAATTCTAACGTTGTTGCGGCCGCTTGTTTAGGATCGATTCCGTTTTCTATCAGCGCTTTATATGATGCCAAAGCAGAAACCGTATCAAACGTTTTATTATAACCCTCTAGGATTTTTCCAGCTTTCTCAAGTTTGCTAGCAATAGGATTATTTTCCTTGCGCAATTTCTTAATTAAATCAACTTCTGATTTATCGAGATAAGTGCCATAATTTGAAATTCCTCCTTCTCTTAATAGCTGTTTAAGCATACGTTCTACCGGAACGCTATCACGCAATTCTTGTCCGAACCCTAATCGTTTTGTTGCGTTCCACACTTCTTTGTCAGTGAGTGCGTTTTTAATGGTATCTCGACCGATTTTATCCATTGTTTTGCTATCGACTAGACGATTGTTTTTATCGTAAAGTTTTTGCACTCGGATAAATTCTGATTTTTCCCAAGTGTCACGCAACATATTCATTGGTGCAAACATAACCGACCATTGAGTAACGCCTCGAGCATACCATCCTGTCGGTTTAGAAAGCACCTTTAAGAAATCATTGGCGTGCTCTACATTATCATTGCGTAATGCCTCCATAATCTTTGTTGGCAAGCGATATTCAAAATACTCTCCCCCT